ATATTTCTAGTGGTAAATCTAATGTAGATAGCAGCTATGATGGAATGTGGCTTGCTATAGGCATTTAGACAGTGGGGATACATTGCCGAAATCAGTACGGACCAGTATATTACCTATCCTATCGCTGGGAGATCTGGAAGTGTTGGTGTTGTAAGTCCCACGGATCCAGCGCTACCTGTAGCCGGTGACAGGAACACGGCAACTCAATTCCGGGTCCGGTGCAGTAAAAACACTAACTTAAGATGGATAGCATTGGTTTGGTAAACAGTGGGGAATTGATGGAATGGACGATAATACCTATTGCTATGTTACATTACCCATAACAGCAACACCATACGTTGTGCTTGCTACTGATGATATAGGGAGTAGCAGCAATAAATTATCTACAGACTACGTAATATCGTGGCAGGACGAATATTATAGTAAAGGGAAAATCCGTTTTGTATCACGCCTTGCCCTCGGTGCTTTTTGCTGGATTGCTATCGGGCATTAGACAGTGGGGATATGTAAATAATATATCGAATAATGACGGTCGCATTACACTCCCTGTTGCATTTAGCAAGGTAGGTTTTTCAATGGCGATAGCTTCTAGTTATTACAATCCAAGCATGTCAGTTGATGATCTGGATTACACTTATTTTCATTATCGCAGTAGTGGTACGACTACGCCAAATTTTAGATGGATAGCCATTGGTATTTAATATCCAATGGCTATCCAGTAAGCGTCCATAGTTATATCATTATTGCTCCCTACATCAAGCGTAAATCCATCTAATGTATAGCTTTCTCTGGGTTTAGTTTCATAGTAAGCATTCCCCTGATGATTCGTGACAATTATTCTATTTGACGTAAACATTATAGGAAATGAAACCCATCCATGTATCCTATTTCCCCACTGTTTAATATCCTAAAATAAGCCAATCGCCTTTGCGTACTTCCGGATCGTCGA